TGACAATCAACGCACCAAGCGGCAGCACCGTAAACGGCGGATCATCGGTTGTGATCCCGTGGCCGAACGGCACCGCTGTGCTAGTCGCCGACGCCGTGTCCGGGACTTCCGTTACGTGGTCAGCGACCGGCGACCTCGATACGGGCTTGTCCCTACCAAAGACAGACATCATCGGAGACCTCACTGTCTCCGGTAACACGCAATTGCAGGGCACCGTTCGGGGCGGGCGGCGGCTTGTCAGACCCAAGATTACAGCAAATACGGTGCTGAGCGCCACCGATGACGTCGGGACCATTCGGCACGTTGAAGGCACCAATATCACGGTAACTGTGCCCGCAGCCTTTCTTGGAACTGTGGATCTAATCTTTGATACCGAGGGCACAATCGCGTTTGCCGGCGGACCCAGTTACGCCATCTCTGCCGGTAAACGTGCGGTGGTAGACGTACACACAGACGGAACAACCACATACCGTTACGTGTATGATCCCGCTCCGAGGACATCATAATGACGTCTAGGCTTCCTCCCAATTACTGGCTTCGAGCGCGCACGCTTCGTCACACTATGAACCGGCACAACCTGACGACCCCCGCGCAATTAGTCAGGGAGCGCCTCCCAGTCAACTCTGTGACGGACTTCGTGAACTGGGCGCCGTTTGGTGTGACGAACCTGCGAGAGGACGCTGCGGTAGGAGACGGCTCGGGGACAAACAGGGGCGCGTCTGGTGGTGTCGAGGCGTCCGCGCGGTTCCGCTTCGACGCCCCGTCTTCTGGCGTCTCGGGCACACAGGCGTTCAGAGTTCGTGTTTCGTGCTCGGTAAGTGGCGGCGCAGTCGGAGCTAAGCTTTACGAAAGCGGAGTTCTAAAGCGCGACCTCGGGACCAGAAGTCTGTCCGGCACTTCACCACAAACGCTGTCGTGGGCGTGGCAGGCGTCAGACGTTTCCAACCCGACCAATGCAGAACTAGTTCTAACACTATTCTGCAACCTCTCGTCGGGATATTACACAATCGACGCCATCGACTGGCACACTAACACCGACGTTCCTGCCGGCGGCAGTGGTGGTGGTGGGAGCGGCAGCAGCGGCGGAGGGTCGTACAACTGGCCTTCCGGTTGGGGGCCGCCTCCTCCGCTCGGCTCGCACCACGGCATCGGTCAGGCGTTCAACTTCGCCTACAACGGTCAGGGTCAGCTCGTCTGGCAGCCGTTACGCGACTACAACGATTGGCTCGGGCGGCCGGCGAACATCGTCAAGGTTTGGTGCGCCCTTAACAATACGGCGGCCGGAAACTGGGACGGTGTCGCCGGCGGCGCCGGAACGTCGTACACGACGTGGGGCGGCCAGCTCAACGAGCTGAACCCGAACCGCGCCTTCGACCCGACCTACTGGCCGGTCACCGCCCCCATCGTCTTCGCGCTGACGGCTGTGCCGTACAGTCACCAGAACTACCAGCCGGGCGGGACGGGGGCTTGGACGCGCCCCGGCATCTGGCAGGAGATCGCCTCCGGCACGTACGACGTCTACTACCAGCGGCTCTTCCGCCGGATCGCCACGAAGTGCGGGGCCACCGGACGCGACCCGGCCACCGTGGTTATTCGCTGGTGCTGGGAGGCCAACGGCAACTGGTACCCGCACAGTGTCGGTCCGGACAAGGCCAACTTCATCGCCGCCTGGCGCCGCTGCATGGACATCATGCGCAGCTCTGTCTCGGACGTGCTCGGCGCCGGCAAGAGCTTCATGATCGAGTTCGGCCCGTCAGGCCACCTTCGCTTCGGCAGCTGGTCTAGCGAGCGTCTGTGGAACATCTACCCGGGTGACGACTGGGTGGACATCTGCGGCCTCGGCATCCACGACCAGATCGGCATCGCTTCGGACGCCGACTTCGACCGCTATCTCCGCTATCCGGCCTCGATCGCCGGCACCACCTTCGAGGGCATCCTCGACTGGTTCGACTTCGCTGTGTCCCGAAACAAGTGGGTCGGCACCAGCGAGATCGAGAGCAACTACACGAACAGGACCTACTTCCCGAAGACGCAGAACATGAACGCCATGTGGACCAACGGCTTCGAGGCCAAGGTTCGCCAACGTTACGCAGGGAAGTTCCTCTACTTCATCTATCTCTGGAACGGCGACAGCGCGCTTAAGAGGGCAGACGGCTGGGGCGAACCCTATCGGCTGCTCTACAAGCCATAGAGGAGTGACACGTGGCTCTCACCAGAGTTCCCGCACTGATTACCAACCTGGCGGCCGCCAACCCAGCCACGCTGTCAGTCACGCTTCCGGCGGGCCGCCTGCTGTTGGCGATCGGATCGAACAAGGACAGCGCCGCACCGGTAGTCAGTTCTGTGTCCCACCCCGCTATCACAGCGGCGGCCCGGATCGGCACGCAGACGGCGGCGCTGGGCACCTCGAATAAGGAAGTGATCGACTTCTGGGACGTCACGTCGGTAGGCGGGTCAGGCACACTATCAATCACATTCACCACTGCCCCATACTTCGTCGGGCTGTGGGGCGGCCAGCTCACTGACGCTCAGGCCGCGCCTTCAGCTGACGTCCCAGCCACATACACTTCGCCGGTATCGTCGTGGACCATTGTCGGTAACGCCCCCACGGCCGATACCGGCATTGTGGCCGGCGTCGTTGCGCTGGGCACTTCCGGGGCAACACCGACAGTCAGCCCGTGGAACACATCTCTGGACGTGCTTACGATGAACACGTCGTGGCATCGGATGTTTGTCTCGATAGCCTCGGGCAGCGTCAGTGGTGTCACACAAACTGTTGGCGTCAGCGCCGGCCAAATGACGGTTGTCGCCGGGAGGCTGCTGTTGTTCTCGCCTCTTGCGCCGACAGCAGGACCAGAAGGCATCATGGTGCGCGGCCCACTATTCTAAAGTCTTGTCGACAATGTCCAACGAAGCACACACCGGCGGGTCGATCCTGGAGCGGCTCGCCCGTTTGGAAGCCAAGCTCGATATCCTGATCTCGTCTGTGGCGGCGCGGAATGCAGACCACGAGAACCGCATTCGCAATCTTGAGCGGCGCCAGTGGTTCGTCGCCGGCGCCGCCGCCATTCTAACATGGATCGTGTCCTCCATGTCCTACATCAAGGCCTTCATCGTTGGGTCCATGAAGTGACGACCAGACGCAACAAACAACTCGAAGACATGCTGGAGCGGCTGCACACCGCCACCGTCGCGGCCCTTCTCGACCGGATCAACTCGGGCGAGGCCACCGCAAGCGACCTCAACGTCGCCCGCCAGCTCCTGAAAGATCACGGCATCACCGCACTGCCAGAGAAGCACACCGGCCTGCAGGAGCTGCTCTCGAAGGTGGACCTCGACGACCCCGACACGGTCGCCGCTCGGTTCGTGTGAGGCAGCCTCACGGGGCCGCAAAATTTTCTCGTAGAGAAGCGTTTCGAGGGCGGGACGTACCTACCTAGCGGCCCCGCCCTCGAACCTCTCTACGGGCAGATTTTCGGCCCTAGCGGGCATATCAGGAAACCGTCATGTACGACGTGCCGAAGGAGCTGCACGCCTTCCGGAACTTCCTCAGGATCATCTGGCAGCACCTCAACCTGCCCGATCCGACCCCGGTGCAGCTCGACATCGCGGACTACCTACAATACGGCCCGAGCCGCAAGGTCATCGAAGGGTTCCGCGGCGTTGGTAAGAGCTGGATCACCAGTGCCTACGTGTGCTGGTCGCTCCTGCTCGACCCTCAGAAGAACTTCTTGGTGGTCTCCGCCTCGAAGGCGCGGGCCGACGACTTCTCGACATTCACGCTGCGGCTGATCGCGGACGTGCCGATCCTCAAGCACCTCTATCCCGACGACAACCAGCGGTGCTCCAAGGTGGCGTTCGACGTCCGGCCGGCCGAGGCAGACCACGCGCCGTCGGTCAAGAGCGTCGGCATCTGGGGCCAGCTGACCGGCAGCCGCGCGGACGAGATCATTGCGGACGACGTCGAGGTCCCGAACACCTCGGCGACCCAGATGATGCGCGAGAAGCTCTCGGAGGCCGTCAAGGAGTTCGAGGCCATAATCAAGCCTGGCGGCAAGATCACGTTCTTGGGGACACCACAGACCGAGGAGAGCCTCTACAACCGGCTCCCAGAGCGCGGCTACGCTATCCGCGTGTGGCCCGCGCGGCTCCCTTCGAGGGCCGCCATGGCGCACTACGGTGACCGCCTCGCTCCGTTCGTCGTGAACCTGATCGAGAAGGGAGGACGCGAAGGGGCACCCACGGACCCCAAGAGGTTCTCCGAGACGGACCTCCTCGCGCGGGAGGCCTCGTTCGGGCGCTCGGGGTTCGCCCTGCAGTTCATGCTCGACACGCGGATGGCAGACGCGGACAGATATCCGCTCAAGCTCCGCGATCTCGTAGTCATGGACCTCAACCCCGACATGGCGCCGGCTCGGGTGATCTGGGCGTCGGGCGACCAGCAGGTCATTCAGGGCCTGCCCAACGTGGGCTTCTCGGGCGACCGGTTCCACGCCCCGATGGAGTTCGCTCGAAACCCCGACACGGGCGCGATCATCATGCGGCCCTACGAGGGCAAGGTGATGGCGATCGACCCCGCCGGCCGGGGACGGGACGAGTTGGCCTACGCGATCGTCGGACAACTCAACGGGCAGCTCTTCCTGCTCGATTGCGCGGGCTTCCGTGGGGTCGGCTACGACGATACCGTCCTGAGCGCTATCGCGGAGGCGGCCAAGCGGTACAAGGTCGACAAGGTCATCATCGAGCCTAACTACGGCGGTGGTATGTTCGCTCAGCTCCTGAAGCCCGTCCTCGCCCGCGTGTACCCGTGCACGATCGAGGACGCGGCGTGGTCGCGGGCGCAGAAGGAGCGACGCATCATCGACACCCTAGAGCCGGTGATGAACCAGCACAGGCTCATCGTAGACAAGAGCCTCGTGAAACGCGACTTCGAGAGCGTTCTGGAGTTGCCCCCAGAGGAGGCGGTCTCCTACAGGCTGTTCTACCAGATGACACGCATCACGAAGGACCGCGGCGCGTTGATCAGAGACGACCGCATCGACGCCCTCGCAATGGCTGTCGCACACTGGGAGGCCCTGATAGGGATCGAGATCGAGCGGAAGATGGCAGCCGACCGCGAAGCTGCTCTCGACGCCGAACTCCGCAAGTTCATGGACACCGTCTTCTCCGGAGCCGCTCGAAGCGACCGTTACAGGGAGACGACGTGGATGTCGTGGTGTCTCGACTAGGGGTCCTTATAGGGAGACCATCAGGGACCATCAGGGTCTATAAGGAGGTAGCGACCCAGAATAAGGTTGCGTAACAGCAGGGCAGCCCCCCCTACAGATATACTCATAGGGATCGTTACAGGTCATACTTATAGGGACCCTTATGGATAGCTCTAGGGGGTCCCTTCATAATAGGTGTACATGGTAAGGTGCCTTGTATAGGGGTACCTCTTATAGTCTCACCTGCGGTCCCACCGAAGGATAGTCGGAAAGAGCCCCACCGATCACCGACAGTCGGGCAATAGGAATACCGAAAGGTGGCCTTCGGGGGTCGGTGGGCTCTCTCGACTGGATGAACACTGAGCGGGGTGACCGTGAAACACTGCCCGGTGTGGGGCCTCTTTGGGTGCCCCTAGGGGTCGGGACGTTTTGGCGCAAAAATGTGAGACCCCCTCGATGGCGATGTCACGGCGAATTTCCCCCCCTGCCCCCCTGCCCCCCGCCGATCGGCCGGCCTCCCCTCTCCTCCCCTCTCCTCCCCTCCCCTCTCCGCTCCCCTTGTTGCACCCTATCGCGTTGACCCCCCGCTAACCCGTTGTCGTTCCATCGTTCGCAAGAGACTGTCTATCCCTTGCCTTCCCTTCCCTACCCTACCTCGCGCTACCGTCAGGCGGTTCGATAGGGGGCACTCGGCTCCCCTTCCGGCCCCGGACGGGCTGTTTGGTTGTGCGTGCCTGTCCCCGGCCCCCTCTAGGCTCCCTCCCGGCCCCCTCTAGGCTCCCTCCCGGCTCCCTCCCGGCTCCCTCCCGGCCCCCTCTAGGCACCCTCCCGGCTCCCTCTAGGCACCCTCCCGGCTCCCTCCCGGCTCCCTTCCGGCTCCCTCCCGGCTCCCTTCCGGCTCCCTCTAGGCTCCCTTCCGGCTCCCTCTAGGCTCCCTTCCGGCTCCCTCTAGGCTCCCTTCCGGCTC